TGTCCTAGAACATACTTCAGACGTTTCTGAAGATCATCATAAGACTTAAACTGATCAGCAGCAGTGACAGCAGCAAGAGAATACTGCTTCTTCCATAATGCTTCTAGTGCATCATCATCTTCAAGTAGAGGAGATACTGCATCGAACTCTGACTTATCATAGTTCCAATAACCATCCTTCTTGACGATCTTCAACTTGAAGTTTGCACCTTGCCAGAAGTCAAAAGGATTGATTGGTGTTTCATCCTCAAACTCTGGTTGCATTGCTTCCATAACCTTATCAAAGATCTTCTTACCAAACTTATAAAGGAAAACTTTTCCTTCGTTGGTAGGATTAGTAGGATCTTTTACTACATAGATGTTTGCATAGTAAGAGAGCTTACGCTTCTGTCTACGAACTACATCTTTATCTGCTTCATTACCACTGTTCCATAGTTCACGATTGTGCTCTGAAACAGGATCCTTGCCACCAGTTGTGGTCAAAGAGTTTTCAATATACCATCCACCTGGTCCTTGAAATGCATGTGAATACATTTTTGCCCAAGGGATTTCTTCTCCTTCAGGTGAAGGTAAGAAACGAATTACAGCATAACCATTACCTGATTTATCAAGTTCTGGTTTCCAGAGACGCTCATCTGCACCTCCACTTGCCGTGT